CAACAAGGTGGGATTCCAGTTGAAATGACTGATCCATTTACATCACAAACAGTTGATGTAAGAGGTACAAAGCGTATGAGACCAGACAAGAAACCTGTAAAAGCAACTTGGTACTAGTATGGCTTGGTTCAGTCTAGCAAAGATGGCTTTGCAAGCTGGCACGCACATCTACAAAAAGAAACAAGAGACAAAGATGGCGATGGCAGATGCACAACACATGCATGCAAAGCGTATGGCCGATGGTCAAGAAGCTTATCAAGGAAAACTTTTAGAAGCCCGTCAATCAG